TGATACCATCCTTAACGTTGGTACGAATGAACCAAGCATCAGCATCGGTGAGATAGTGATTGATGGTAACATTGCTAAATAGACCCATGTCCTTGAGAACGTTAGGATCATTTAGATCAGTACCAACACGACCATCAGCGCCAAGAATGCGCTTGACTTCAAAAGTCTGCTGATAAGGAATAACAAGTTGTTGTGGACGAGCAGCAATCAGAAGACCACGATCATCACGGAAACCTGCAATATCAATAACAGCTTGTTCAAGCGCAGCTTCTGATAGGTCAGCAGCAGTAGCGATCTTGTTAGAGAAAGTACCGCCAGCAACGTTAGGATGAGAAGCGGAGATTAGTTCAACACCATCACCACCCTTGTAGGCGGAATCGAATGCGCGATTGTAGATATTCGCACCAACGATTTCCTTGGTTTGACGCATTGAGCGGGCAAGAGCCTTAGCCTTTTGTGCACCAACCTTACCATACTGGTCATCTTCAAAGATTTCACGAGTAACGATAAAACCAAGAGCATACACAACATGGTTGTATCGTGAGGTGAAGCCTTGACGCTCAGTATCGTATTGGATTGGAGCGCCTTCGTTCTTAACAGCCGCTAGTCCAAAAGAACTTAGACCGAGGTCTTCTTCATAAGCACGATCAGATGAATTCTTCTCGAAGAGCTTATCCCATTCAACTGGATAGTCCGCGTACTCTTTACCATAAATGGAATTGAGGCCGGGCCAGAGTAGTTTTGCAAAACTGGAACTAGTAATAATACCTGACATTTTCTATACCTTTCTATTAAACGCCTACAGTACCGACAGACTTGTACTGATGGTTGTTGATTTGAACTAGAACTTTAGTATAGTTGCCAGTTACTTCGTTATCAATCTTCTTGCTCACACCAACAATCTTAAACGGTAGAGTTGCAGCAGTACCCTTATCAGACATATTTAGTGAGTGGGCGGAGTTACCTGTGGTGGTAGAACCGGAGCCAGCGAAGATGTTTGCATTTTGACCAACGTCTGCGACAGCGAAGGAGTAAGCAGAACCGGCAGCGGTAGCTTCAACTTCAAAGAGTAGATCAGGAGAATCTGCAACGAGAACATACTGTTCAACAGAACCGGGACGATATACAGGAGTATCAAGAGAGATACTACCAGCAGACATGCGACCTTCAACTGGATCGAGTTTGGTATTGATAATACCAACAACAACACCAAGAGCAGGTTGACCAGTACCAGCAGTACCAGCAGCATGTGCAGTTACATATTGGATACCGGCAGCATTACCATCAGCAGCGAGTTTAACAACGTCGCCTACGAAAAGTGCAGTGGAGTCACCAGAAGCGACACCATAAATGTTAGCTTGGCCATTATACGGGGCACCAGTAACATGTTTAACGGGACGAAAACCGTTAATTTTGGAAGTATTTGCCATACTTATATTTTCCTTTGAGGTTAATAGAAGCTAACCTCAGAGCATTAGGTAATGTTTAATTTACCGTACATACCTTGAGAAGCTTCTTGTTTCATTGCCTGCTCAGTTTCATTAATTTGAGCAGCCTTTGCAGCTTGATCTTCTTCATAGTATTCTTTCTTAGTACGCATTAGGTAAGAAACAGTACCATCATTACTAGTAACCCGTTTACCGGAACCAATATCAGAAGGATCAAACACACGAGAATCTCCAACTACTAGGTCAGTGTCCTGAACGAACTCATATCCAGCAGCTTGGAAATTAGCAATACGACTACCAGTGTCATTAACGAAACGATAGACATAGTTGGGGTCTTTATCCCCAGCGATGGATTGTGGTCCACGCTGATTCAACGATTTACGCGCTACGCGTTCTTTAGTAACTCGACTCATTATTTGACACCTCTCATTTGCTTAACTTGTGCAATATAATCTTCTTTGGACATAACACCTGCACGAACGAACGTATTCATTACTTTACGCTCATCGTCGGTAAGTTCAAATGAACTCTTGTTAGCTGCCCCTGTACTGGCCCCTTCAACTGTAGAAGGTTTCTCTCTATTAGGATTCACGAACTTAGTTGAGAACCGGGTTCGTACTTCCTTTGTTACATACTGAAGAACTTCTTCAGGATCAATACCAGGATTGCTTGCAGCATAACCGGCTCCCAAAGTGTCAGCATATTTACGCATTTCAGTATCCTTCTCATACCACTTATTCGCAGATACCCAGTTAAGGAATCGCGGATCGGGTTGATTCGGAGTGTTCTGTTGTACAACCTCACGAGCCTTTTGTTCAGCTTTAAGGTCTGTTAGAAGTTCGGTAGTTTCGAGATACCCGTCTGAATTGCCTTCTTCTAGATGCTTCTTTTGAAGCGCCTTCAATTCAGTCAATGCACGGTTATACTCAGTCTCACGAACTTTGGTATGATGATCTTGAAGCATCTTAAGGGCCTTGCGGGTTTCCTTAAGTTCCTTACCCATGTGATCAATCTTACCAAACAACTCACCACGTTCTACAAACTCTTTAGCAGGACGCCATTTAGTTGGATCACCCTCATACTCTTCTTTAGGTTTCCAACCCTGTTCGCGAGCTTCTACTTCAATAGGGTCTACTTGTGGAGTAGACTCTGGAGTTTCTACAACTGGTGTATTAGGTACAACATCTAGTTGAACTGCTTGTAGTTCTTCACTCATTCTTAGTCCTCAATCTTTGCGAGAATATCTATATCATTCACTAGGACAAACTCAGTCCCATCCTTATCTTTAATGACCTTGCCGCTGTAACGTGCGAAGGAGACTCGATCACCGCCTTTCAGAATCGTTGGGTCACTGCCGTAATCAATGAAGGCGCGAGGCCCAACTGTAACAACTGTTCCATACTCAACTGCTTTACGTTCTTTCTCAGTTACCATATCAGGAATCACGATCCCACTAGCAGTCTTAGTTTCCACTTCGTCTGGCTTAATGAGAATTGTATGTAGGAGGGGAAGAATCATTCTACACCCTCCAGATCATCAATTCGAAAATCTTGAATCTCTCGATACGCTTGAATCAAACCACGGAGATAATTATCCTGATTTGCATTCAGACCTGCTTGAACGGATAATATATCCTTTGCGCCTTCGATACGTTCTTGGGCAGCATGAAAGAATGCTTTGGTTACAAAGTCACCCTTCCAGTTTTCAAAATCACTTTGACTTGGAATTGCCATTCTGGTTTGCCCTCTTCTTTAGAGTTTGTTGTTGTGTTTTTGCAGCTTCGGCTTGATGCTGCATTTGTTGCTGATGAGACATGGCTTGTGTAGCCATATTCATTTTGGCCTGTTGGCCTTGGATTTGCATTTTCTGTCCAGCTTCAGCTTGAGACAGGTGTGCTTTTAGAACAGCCTCCATTTGCTTGGCCTTAAGTTCTTGTTGAACTTGTGCAGCCTTCATTTGAAGTTCTTGTTCTTTTGCAGCACCCTCTAGTTGCATCTTATGCTGAGCAGCTTGCATAGCCATTTGAGCTTTTTGCTGGTCTACCTGTGCCTTAGCTTTGATGGCTTCCATCTTAGGATCAGGCGGGGGTGGACTAGGTTGCTTCATATATTTCTGAGGTTCGGCAATCTCATGAGCCTCTAGATATAGTTGAGTTACAGCCATTGGGTCAATTGTACCTAACTGTAGAAGCTGCATCAAGGCTTGAACCTTAGCCTGTTTCTCTTGTGAAGAAACTGCTGTAGGATCAGCACCAGGAATAATATCATTCTCAGAACCTTGATAATCCGATTGAGGAACTTCAATATCCAGAACATCAATGTACTCTTCTGGATTTAGGTAGGTACGATTAAGTTTATAAATCTTGCGGAACTCAGAGGTAAGAGAGCGATACACACGCTTATAGACAGCAGTGAATACTTTCATACCTTGTTCGATAGTCGCCATAGTAGTCGTGGCAGGAGTGTTCTGCCCCGGCATTTTACCCACGAAAATCTCAGCTACGGAGGCCAATTCTTTTCCTGACTTCAATAGAAGGTCTAGAAGGTTGAATAGGACTTGTGAAGGTTCCCGAACCGGAAGAGGGAAAATCTGTTTCTTGAGATCATCACCTACTGCGTTTACTGCTTTCCACTCTCCAGGCTGGAAACGAGACTCTCCCATTTTGATTCGTAATCCTTTACCAATGAATCCAGCCTGAAGATTAGAGAGCGAACCCGCATCGACCAACTGATTAATAATAGTATTAGCAGAATTGTTAATAGGGCCGAGTAGACGGCCAAAACCAATATCATAGAAACCACCATCAGGATTAGGAATAAAACTATACTTAGTGTAGTACTGAATAGCCTCAATGGACACAACCTTTTGCTTCTCATTTACAACCACACTTTCCTCAGCAAAGCGAGGAACAATGCGCAGAACTTTTTTTGAAGCAAGGTCTACTGTAACGATGTAAGGTTCACTATATCCATCATCATCCAAATCTAGATATGTGTGTTGTTCTAAAAGAGTATAAGGAGTTGTTTCATCCTCAACAGCAGAATGCTGAAAAGCTGTATTAACTGTGGTGGTTGGATCAGACACATCTGCCTGTGGATCACCTAGATCAACATCCAGATACACACCCTGATTTTTACGTTCAGTGATTTTACGTTTAGTGGCGAAGAGAACTTCAGTGACACGTTCAGCTTCGTCAAGAGACTTACAATAATAATTTACAACAAGTGTTTTTGGTAGGACTAGTGTTGAGCAATTACGTTGTTTACCCGCGTCCCAATAAGTTTTCTTAAAACATGTGCCAGCA